TAAAATTTTTAAAGTAAGAGTTTGTGCTTTATCAGTACCTACTACGTCACCTTCACCTGAGCCAATACCGTGCATTGTATGACCAGTACCACTACCATCATTATAATAAGCAGTTGCTTCAGCGTGTAAATTAGCATCACGGAAGTCACGACCAATTGCCATATGTCGTACTACTGCACCTGCCGAGTGGTCTTGAGCACCACCAACAGTATCTACGCTTCTAGTTATTGTAAAAGTATTAGTGCTGGGGTTAGCGGTAGCATCTACAATTTCTTCAAGCGCTGTATCTGGGTCAATTACTAATGTAAATGTACGACCTGATGGAATTGTCTGAGCACCTAACAGTGCTGTACCTGATACTACAGTTATAGACGAAGCACCAGAAGTAATTGCTGCTGTTAATGTAGTTTGTTGTGAGCGAGATGAGTATTGGCGTATTGTCATTTATATTCCTATCGGGCGCTGTAATGAACTCGTGGGGGATATTGGTTCTGTTGTTTACTGCGTTCTTCATTAAGACGCTGGGTATACAAACCAAAGAGTTGTCGGACTGCGTTATTGCTAGCACCGAACGGACGCTTAGCGTCAATCTCATCAGCCTGTGGGCTGTATTGAGCAGCACGGGCTGGGTCTAGATATTGCAATAATCTATACGCAGCACCAAGAATAACTACATCTTTAACACTAGATGGTAGTCCTGTTTGTGTAGCAAAGTCTTGGCTAGTAGAAGTAAACACTGAAGGCGCTGTTGCATACATAACCTTTACAGTTCTACCAGCAATAATTACATCCCCAATAGTTATGGTTTGGCTATTAGAACCCCAGGTTGTGACATCCGCAAATGGGTCAAATGACCAACGATTAACACGAATCCATTCTTTAGTAGGACCAATGTCCTGCCAAGATACAGATAAGATATTTTCTACATATAAATCTTGAAATTCATATGTAGTTACAGCAGCATTATATGTAAATGTAGTTTGTTTAGTAGCAAATACCGCACCACCAACTGCGTGGATAGTGTCATTAATAGCCTTTTTAATACTATCCCTAGGAAAAATTGGGCTAACAGTTACCTTTGCATCAACAGCGTGGGTAGTAGCAGTAGTACCAAGATAACCACGACCATACGGAGATACGGTTGCAGTATTAGCAACACGGTCTACATTGTCTACCCATAACAATTCGTCATCAATTTCAACAATACCTTTACCTAAGTCTTGTGTAGATGCAAGACTAAGAATTAATGGTGATGAACTTGGAGAAGTAGTTGTAGTTACTGCAGAATTTAAATATGTAGAACGGTCTTGTTGATAGGTATATCCAGATAAATTAATTTGAACTTCATCCATCATTTGTGCAAGGGTATATGTCATAAGTCTATGCTCCTTAAAGCATCAGTTGGAGAAAGTCCTGTAGTACCAGCAAGTTCATTACAAATACCACCTAATGCTTTATAGTCATTAGGTTGGCGATTAGCATCAGCAGCCTTATTTAAAGCACCAATAAGCGCTAGTCCTGTAGTGTTTGCATATTCATTAGCAGCCTGAGTAGGTGCTAAATATGCAGTAATTGCTGGATATGTCCCACCATTAGCCAGCCGATTTAACTCGCTGGTAAAAGAACTACCTGCTGTGCCAGTTGCCATTACTTACCCTTCTTCCTTGCTACTGCTGCATTATCAATTAAATTTGGATATGGTCGTCCCGCTGCTTTAGCCCGTTTTTTTGCTGCTATTTTTTGAGAAGGAGTTAGTTTCTTAGAAGTTTTTTTAGGGTTCTTTTTATCCCAAAACGCTTTCTTCTTCACCATTTCACCTTATCTGCCCAGTAAGCGGCACTCATTTTTCCTTTTGCTATATTTTTGCTATGACGAGCCTTAAAAGATTTACGTTTCATTTTCATTCTGTCAGACTCTCCAGCCTTTGGAGCACCTGCAGTCTTAGCACCTTGCTCACCAAAGCGAATAGTCTTTACTTGATTGCCTTCTTTAGCCACAACAACGTGTGATTTAGTTGGATGATTAGGTGTGCGTTTAGGTTTATTAAAACCAGACACGCCCGCTCTAGCGAGTCTTGAGTCCTTTTTCTTTTCCATATTCCCCATACTTTCCCAGAACTGCTTTGACAGTTCCATCTTTACGGAGTCTTACAATCATTCCGTTTTTAATCTGTATTGGATTAAAGCCATCGTGTCGTTTATATTGACCTGATGACATTACTTTTTCTTTGCTTTGCCTTTAACCTTTTTAAGGTTAGGGTTTTTCTTTTTGGCTGCAGCAGATGCTTTACGGGCACCGCTGGCCAGAATTGCACCAGCGGATTCCATAGAAATACCCTGCTTTTTAGCAATAGATTTTTGGGCTGCTTTAAAGCCCATACCTTTTTTAGCCTTCATTTCTTGCTGCCTTTTTTGTATTTAAGGTATTCATTAATTTCATCTGAACGAGTACCTTCTCTACCGCTTAGTACTGATTGAGCCAACTCTTTAAGTTGTCTATCCCAGTTTTTGCTAGAACGATTTAGATTTTTTTTGGCTAACATTTCATCATCTGGATTACCACCACGGGCATCATACTGAGCAGATACGCTAGTACCCCAAGCAGTTGGAATATCCCGTGCTTCACGGGCTACTCTTTTGATTCTATTACTGATACTCATTATTACTTCTTCTTACCCATTTTTTTCATTGACATTTTCTTGTCTGACTTTTTCATAGTCATTTTCTTACCTGACTTCTTGGCTTCTTTCTTTGCCATAGCCATACCTTTTTTGTCGTAAGCAAACTTCTTTCCATTTACCATTGGCATTTTATGCTCCTATTTCTTTCATTATCGCTGCTGTTTTTTTGTTTATATGTTTTGCTGGTGGCATTTTGTTACCGTCATACGGCTTACCTAATGTTTCACTAGCCTTTACTGCCTCTTGAATCTTCGTCATAGAAGTTCCATTTGGCTGAATACCCTGGGCTCTCGCCTCTTTATAGGCATTCAATTCTGCGTTAAACGCTTTGTTAGGCATAGACCTACGACTATCAGCGTCTCCAGTATTCATCTGTAAAGATAATCCTTTACACCCAAAACAAGTATCTATTGGTTCTGGATGATATTCCCAATGTTTCATAATGCAGTAAAATTACTTTCTGTTACTCCAACATTGCCTGCTATTAATCTTGCTTTAGTAGCATCATCTACTGTGTGGTTATAACCACCTTGATAAATTTCTGGATATGTTGCATAGTCAGAATCTTGTAAATAACGTACCTGTGCATAGTCACCATCTAGTTCTCTAACAATAGTTATACCACGGTCTATTTTATAAAAATGAAATAACCGAGATTGACCAGCGGGACCTTCTTCTACTGTTGGTGTTTTAAATAGCCATTCGGTCATAAGTCCTCCTAATGAACTCACCGCAAGATACTGCAACGTATTCGCCGTTTAAACAGTATCTTACAGTCAATCAACTAAAGAGCAGCGATTGAAGAACCTGTTTCAATACGATACAACGCTTCCTCACGATAGCGAGCAAAGCCAAGTACGCCGTACCAACCCATTGGGCGGAAGCGCATCAACTTGTCGGTTACGTTACCGATAACGATGTGTGGTTCTTCTGCTACAGCCTCAGCAATTGCTTGCTGTCCGCATAGCAGAGTATCAAATACACGGGTTACTGGAGTTACAGTAACAGTTGCACCTACAGTAACGGCACCAGTATTTGCTGTGTTTACAGTAATTGTTGTGGTTGAACCAGTTGTGCTAATTGCAGAAATCAATGCACCTGAAGCAATACCAGTTGCAGCAATCTTATCGCCAACTTCTGCACGAGAAGCAATGACGGAAGATGAAGCAACTCCTATTGTAAATCCTGCTGAAGTACCAGCAACAGTTGCTGTTGTAGTTGCAAGAGCAGATTGGTCTGCACCATTTTTAGCAGATGGGATACGTGAAGACTCTACGAAGAATGCGCCTTCGTAATCTCCAATTTCACCAGCCCAGATATTATCAACGGCAGGTGCTGATTGTGCGTGAACAAAGTTCCAGCCCAAGTTACCAGATTCTGCACGAAGGTCGTGTGAAACTTCTGGGTGAATACCACACCAGTAGTATGAACCACGACGAGCCTTTGCCTTATTGGCACGTAACTTAGCAACAGCCTTGCGGATGTCTGCTGAGTCAATTGTGTCAGAGGCAGTGATAGTTGCTGTAGATGTACGGCTTCCACCGTAAATTACATTTGTTCCGCCAGTTAAAGTTGAAGACACAACTGCATCAATAGAATCAGCAAGGTTATATGCAATAATATTTGCAATTGCTGGGTCTACATCTGCAAGTGAGAACAACTCAAGTGCACGGGTTACTAGGACTGCATTACCATACTCGTTAAGAGTAATGGTTACTGAAGTCGGTGTTGAGAGCGCTACTGCATCTGGGTCTGTTGTCTCAGATAAAGTAGAGGTCTTTTGGTCTAGGTCAACATAGCGTTGTAAAACAACTGTTGAGCCTGGAAAAGCCTGACGGGCAGGACGTTTGTCTGCGACAGAACGAAGTAGTGGTTCTGAACGGAGAGCAAACTCTAGAAGGCGGTCATATGCCTTCTGTACGAGACCTGCGCCACCAGTGGTACCTCCAAGAGAGGAAGCACCTGTATCTGTATAGGCGTTTGCCATTGTTTGCGTCACCTCCAAGTGACTATGAACGGATTAGGAATTACGTAGAAGATTCATTAAATCATCTATAGAGTCAACATTTTCTAATTGTCGCTCTAAATCTACGGCTTTGTCTGGAGCAATTCCGCCTTGGGTAATAATGTCTTGCTGGCGTAATGCAGCAAGGTCTTTCTGCTTTTCCTCTACTTCAGCCTGTGGGTTGTAACCAATTAAATCTCCGTTATCACGAAGCCAAGAATCAATAGATTCTTCTGTGGTATCCTCTACATCTTTAAGTATTAGGCGAGCAGCCTTAGCGTTTACTCCCTTTTTTGCTAGGACTTCTGTGACGGTTCTTTCCTTACGTTCCTTGAGGAATCCTTCAAGTTGTTCGGATAGTTCTTTGATACGCTTTTCATCAGCACGTTTGGCTTTTCTTAGTTTCTTAACTAAATCATCGCCAGTTAATTGCTGCTCTGGTGTATCTTGTTCGTCTTCTTCTTCATCCCAGTAGTTGTTACTCATAGTAACCACCCTTTCTATTCGTTGTTAGTCGCAAGCCACAGTTCTATCCAGGGGTAGATAGGCTGGCTCTTGCTACCAGTCTTATACACCGTGTGGGGCTGGTCAGTCCACATCGGGATTCTTATATTGCTCCGCCTATATTGCTTGTAAGCGAAGTTCTGCCTAGTCCAGAAGCACCACTAAATGCTGCTGCTTCTAATTGGGCTAGTTGATTACGGGCACGTCTTGCAGACGCAAGCCCTTTAAATTCTTCTTGTTCAGCAGTAGTCTGGTTATAGTCAATACCAGTCTGCTTATATATATCACTTAACATTTCTGT